ACATAATATTCTTTTGTTTTTTCTAAAGCGTCTTTTTCTAATTCTTCAAAAACGTCTACGAATATTTCTTTCAATTTAACTGTATTCATTTTTTCTCCTTACTCAAACTCGTATCCCAACATAACCTCAACTATGCTTGGAGTATTATAAATCGTAGGTCTTTCCCCGTCCCTAACGGCCTTATAATCTCCAAGCGTTTTCTCTAGTTGATCCCAACCCCTGTCCATATCCTCATCATGCATTTTGAATATTTTTGTTGCGTAGGGTTGTTTAGTTTCTTGTGCAACAAACAAGAAGTCTTCTACTTTGAAGCCTGCCCTTTCATAACCTCTCCTGTAAAAAGCAGCTTGTAAATCGTATTGATAACGCCTGATAGAGCGAGTAAATCCAGATACGGAGCAATCACTCGTAGTTTTATAATCAATAACTACAATAGACTCATCTGAATAGGGTTGTACTACTGGGTGTCTGATTACATCAGATCTTAGCTTGAGGAGTACGTCTTGCTCCCACCAGTACAAGGCGTTTTCATACGGCTTAGTAAAAACACCAGGATACTCGCCCTGATCAACGTTAAGGAACTTCTTTGCTTCTTCAATAAGGTTGTCTTTCATCTGAAACAAGGTGTCCCTTTTGTCTTCTGTAATTACGGTAATTCCTCTTTTTTCGCAATCAGCTTTCAAATCTTTGTTGATTTTTAAATTTGGATGTCCTGACATTACCGCAAATTCGTTATTAAATGCGTTCTCGCCCTCTACTATTAGAGAGTGGGCAGCAGAACCGAACTGCATAGCAGGTGTCGGCTCTACTACCTCTTGCATAGCATGTAGCTGCGATTGTCTAAATCTCCTTAAGACAGATGAAGACACGCCTGGTGATTGATGATAATATGCATTATCCATATCAGGAAAATATATAGTATCTCCAATAGCTACATGCTGATGACTTTTTAGTGAATCTGGTAGTGGTGGGTTATCTATCATTATTAACTCCTGGTTCTAAGTGGATGTATATTTTATCTGATTCATAAAAGTTGAAATGACTTTCTAACACTTTTGGGTTTTTAAAATCCCTAATTGGTATGCCGTCTTTGTCTTTCATAGGCTTACCATTTTTATGTTTTTTTATTGGGTATTCCGTTTCAGTTGCAGAAATACAAGGAGCTTCGCTTAAAGATTCATAAAGATCTACATCTATACCATACTCCTTATATAAATATTCTTGTATAGCATCCATAACCTCGTATTGATATAAAGTTATGTTCATGATCCATTCCTAGTATTCATTTGTTCTACTCTTTGCACTAACTTGTCAACCTCGTTAGATATATCCTTAAGAGTTGCCCTTAACTCAAAGATTGAGTAGTTTAAAGCATCTTGCTTTTGTTGTTTTTGAATGTTGTCTACTTGTGCATCTATAAGTGCATAAGCAATACTGTTTTTATCTAATGACATATTTACCTCCGTCAAAATATTTACTAAGTATAAACAAAGACTAGACATTTTACAATACAAATAGTAAAATTAATTTATTACAAATAAAGAGAGGTAATTATGAGTAAGTCAGGAACACTATATATGATGATGCGATTGTCGTATGAACAAGCCGTTGATGATTATAACAACAAGAAAACAAACTCTTTGTTAGATGCCTATAAAAAGTATTACCAAATTAATGTAGGCATGAGTCCAACAGATCCACAAGGAGATCTAATTAATTTTTATGATGAAGATAATAGTCAGGAATGTCCTATATGAATTGTTGGGCGTGTCAAACAAAATTAATTTGGGGCGCAGATCATAATGGAGAAGATTATGGTAGTGAGGACTATCACATAGTTAGTAATTTATCTTGTCCAAAATGTGAAGCCTTTGTATTGGTTTATTGGGATAAGGTTAAAGAAGAAAAAAAAGAGAGTGCAGATGATTGAAACACTACAATTCTTTTTTTGGTTTTTCGTAGCCATAATTGGAATACCTGCAATCTTTATTGTTTTGTTTGATAAAACATAAGTTTTGTATGCAACAACTTTCCATATAGTGAGCATACATAGTAGTAAGCCGAAAACAAATGAAAGCAAAACTTACTACAGGGCAACAGGAATACCCTCTATTATTCATAGTGTTTTTGTTGCCCACCTTTTAACCAACCAAACACAAGACTTTACAATTTGTAAAGAATATCTTATAATAGGATTCTAGCCTAGAGCTAGTTTGTTCACTAAAATAAATATTACGGAGGTATTTATGAAAAAAACAAAAAAATCTAATGATCAACTAAATGCAGAAGGTTTATTAGACTTAGCTTTAATATTTGCACAAAGAAATTGTAATGAGTTTTTTAAAATGAATTTATTAAAAGAAACAACTTATAAACACAAACATTTAGATAACTTGGTGCAAAACTATATTTACAAAAAAAAGGTTAGTATAGAATAATAATTAGGGGCGAAAGCCCCTTTTTTATTATTGTCAATTATTGTCATGATATATATGACGGCCTCAAAGCCTTTGTTTATAAGGGTTTCAGGATTATTTCATTTTTGTCATTTTTGTCATAGGCAATAAAGAAATCTATCTATATTTTTAAAATAATTCTTGACAAACAATAGATCTATAAACTATCCTCTCTATACATATTAGGGTAATGTGGGGGTAGGTAGTATTAAAATAAGCATAACACCCTAATTTGCTTAATATGGGATTCAAGAAACATAAACTAGAATACGAACCTATCATTTCCGACCAAGAGGAAGTCCCACCTGAATTTGCCAACCTAGACAATAAACTTACCAGAAGACAAAGAAACTTTGTATGGATAGCTGTAAACAATCCAAGACTATCTTTGATTGAGTGTGCAAGTAAAGCTGGTTATAAAGATCCACGCCAAGCGGCAGTAAATGTATTTAAGAACGAACTGGTTAGAAAAGAGTTTAATTTTTTATCTAATGAAGTTAAGAAAAAGTATGAACTTAATTATGATAGGGCAGTCCAGGACTTATATGATATTAGGGATAAGGCTCTCGCGGCAGGATCCTTTAATGCTGCAATATCTGCCCAAAACTCTTTATTGAGGGTTGGTGGCCTTATAGTAGATAGAAAAGAGGTTATGTTCGGCAAAATAGATCAAATGAGTAGAAAAGAAGTAGAACAGCGTTTAGCACAGCTTATGGGTAACATTATTGAGATAGGCGTTGAAACTAAGAAAGAAGATCCAAAGGTTATTGAGGAAGTAAAAGAAGATAAAGCTGATTAATTTACTTTGTTTTTAAAGAATAAAGAATTATAGCAATAATTATCCAAGTTATTTCTAAGAACATAAGGCACTCCAATCAATTATTTCGGAGAGGAGTATTATGAAGTAATATTTGTGAAAAGAGTGCCTAACTTTCATCTTATGTGCTTTACGGTAATTGTGCAACATATTTAGCTAATCCTTGCCACCTAAGTTTGTTAGTTTCATACCAAAAAGCCTGGTCATATACGGTTGACTTAGGCTTATAGACTAAGAAGCCAAACTTAGAGTGTGGATCTAAATTTGGATCTGTATGTGCTGATACTTCGTCCCAGGATACGAGTTTGATACGGTATTGTGGTTTATTCATATGACAATTTCATTAAATGCACACTGTCATAGCCTTGCTCAATCCATTCTTCATAATGTTCTTTGGCTCTTTTGAATGTAGTATAGTAATCATCACACCCACCTACCCAAATAACATATCTCCAACCTTGTTTATACTCTTCAGGAGCATAATATTTTTTTAATTTATTCATCTTTTATCTCCTCTTGTATAACTCTATACTTTGCTATTGGTTTTGTGGCGTTAGTTTCTTTCCAACCTTTATGATTTGTAAATGTAGGATAGAAAGCTAAGTATTGTCTACCAGACTTATCATCTGTCCAAAAATTGACATCTACTTTTACACCCTCTTCTAACTCTAAATCAGTCCAGTTATCTTCTTGCCATTTAATATCAATCATCTGACACCTCCTTTAATTCTTTATCCCTTTCTTGTTCTGATTTAAACCAAGACCAAGATACATCTTCTGAATTATCTAAAGCATAATCTAGGTCTTGATCCCCATACCATTCAACATAGCCATAAATATAACCATTGTTGTTATCTCCATTAAATTTGTATGCTTGTGTGTCATACCAATTAAACTTTTTGTAATTTGTAATGTCGTAATTAATTGTCATCTGACACCTCCTACAGAATAATAAATACTATAACGGTTAATATTAAGGCTATTGGTTTTAATACATACCAACTAACCCATTCCAGGCCTTGCATATTTGCAAAGTATTCTTTTAGATCATTCATGTTTACCTCCTTTGTCTAAATAAATAAAATAATGCTCTTAATCTCCATTCAGATAAGTGCTGTAAGTGTTTTGGTATAGGATTTGGGTAAACAGCTTTAGTCATCATTTTCTCCATAATAAAAGTCATATTCCCACTTGTAATTAGGGTTATCTTCGTGTTGCCACATTAACTCAAACTCTTGTTCAGCATAATCTCCTAAAGGCATACCCTCTTCTGTTTGTTCATCTAAAATAGGTTTAACTTCTTCCCAATTATGTATGTAATCAATAGGTAGATAATCGCCTATACACCCAAATATTTCCCACTCAATACCCTTTTTTGTTCCAATACCTACATCAATAACATCTTGCGTATCCCATTCTTCCGTTAGCCAATAGATTATGTCTATATTAAGTATCATCTTCTTTTTTATTGGTTTTATTTTTAATGCTTTAGTCATTAGTTTTGCTCCTCAAAATCTTCAATACCATTAACGGTATTACAACAACCTTTTCTGTCGCAAGGTTGACTAAAAGATATTTCATTACAACCATTCCACCCTTGATAATTATCTTGATTATCGTAAGTATTACAGCTATCTGAACAATAGACTTTCCTATCGATCATATCTCCATTTTGATCTTCTATTATGTGTATATGTGCCATAGTTAATTACCTCGCTTTTTATTAAAATAGATTACCGTTTTCATCAAATTCATATTTATTTATTTCAACATAGTTTAAAAATGTTTCTTTTAAAAAGTAGTCTCGATTATCTGCAAACCACATTTCAAACATTCTATTTTGTATATCTTGTGCAAAGTCGTCTATTGAATAGTCTTTATGCCATTCAGATATTAATTTATCTGCATAAACTTTTAGATCAACACAAAAACAATATCCATTACCCGTATAATCTTTAAGTAGTAAAGATATATGTTCTGATCTATTGTTAGGTGAAATATAATGATAATCAGAAGTATCTAATTTTATGTAACAACCTCTATCTGAATATTCTCCATTAGATAATGAATAATCAATACCCATATTTAAAGTATCTGCAAACTTTTTAAAACTATCTAGGTTTTCATCAGCCAAAGTATTTATATTGTCTGCATTATCAATCCAAAATTTTTGATATATTTTGTCGCATAGTTCATCATCTTTTTTTAAATCTTCAATATCATAAACAGTATATTCTTTAGTTATTGTTTTCATTATTACCTCGCTTTTTGTTTATGATTTTAATATAAATTTCTTGCTCTAATTCATTAAGCATTTTTATATGTATATCATCTAAAGTTTTAGCTTTGTATTTACCTTTTAAAAATTTAAAAAAATGTTTTTTGTCTCTGGATAAAAAGTAATTTATGAAGTAATTGTCAATATGTTTGCTTATGTGTGTAGGATTAGACATTTGTATTTACCTCTTTTCTTAAATTATCTACATACTCTTGATCTTCTTTACACATATCAGCATATTCTGTAATTAGTTCTTCTAAAGAACCCTCATGTCCTTCATAAGGTGTTGAATAATAACTATATAATTGATCATTTTCTGAATCATACATAGCTACTTGTAAATCAGCATTTGTTAAAAATACATAACCAGAATATTTATTAAATCCTATTTTTATATCATCATTATAAAAATCATCTGGTAATCCGTTATCAATAGCTAATATTAATTTACTTGCTTCTTTAAGTTCTATAGAACCAAATTGTCCTAAATCCTCTGTATATATATCATTAGACATTTAAAACCTCGCTAAATAGTTCTGGTTGTCTGTATTGCTCTTGACATTCTTTAGAGCATTTTTTAATAGGTTTATCTTCTAAAAAATACTCCATAAGTGGATATTGTTTATTAGTTTTTCTAATTTTCTTTTTATGCTTGTTAGCTAGATTGTTCATTATTTATACCTCTCTTAATATTAAATCTAAATCATCATCAATTACAGCATGTGAGCAATAACCAAATATATTATCTTCATCTAGGACATCACTTTCAATCATACCTTTACGAATTAAAGTTTTATATTTTTCAAGTGTTTCAACATCTCTTATTACTTCATGCTCACAAATATTTGGAAATATGGCTACCGCTATCATATCTTCTGTAAGTGGCTCAAAGTGATAAGTTCCCGCATCTTGGCAATCATTATCAATTTGATATCTAATAGAGTTATCTGTAATTTCGATCGAGTTGAGTTTATGTAAATCGATAATTCTATTTAGTAATTTCTCTTTTAATTCTTCTTGTTTAGGCGAACCGCTAAGATAGTTTTCAACCTCTAAAATTTCTATATCGGAATCAGAATATCCCTCGCCATTCCAAGTATTAGTTATTAAGTATTTTGTTTTATTCATATTTATTACCTCTAACTATTATTATGCATATAACTTACAAAATGTAAAGAGATAATATTATTAATATAAATATATGTATTAATTTGAGAGGAATAATAGCATCTTGTTAGTGCCTGACCCGATCGTGGTAATAAAATTAACTTTCTTTACAAATTGTACAAATATAAGGTATAATACATATTACATATTAATAAAAGCGAGGTAATAACAATATGAGCATATTAAAAAGTGAAATAAATCTTCAAGGAACTAAACCAAGTTATCCAAGAAGTACAAGGAACTTTTATCAACACACAATAAATGGCTTAACTTTATATTTTAGTTATCAGACATTAATTTCTATTGATAATCTTATTAGCGTTAATAATTGGTCAGTCTCAACAGCTAGACATCTATTTTGGATTAATCCAGATAAAAACATACGAGTTAATGACTTTGATGAACAAGCAAGAAAAATATTAAAAGATAATGATTTACTTGATACATCTAACCCATTTAAGACAGTCGCAACAATATCAACCTTATTTGAGTTAATGTCTAATGATGAAAATAAAAAGGACATTAGAAAAACAAACAACCAACGCATGAGGTTTTATGAAACTCAGGGCGTAACAAGACCCGAAGATTGGGACACGCTAACAGTTGCAGACCAAAAGAAAAGGCTTGATATGTGCGACTATCAAAATTTAGATAGTGCAAAAGAGTATATGTCTAGTAAGTAATCAAGATCATAAACAATAAACAAGG